GGACGACCCGAACCCCCGAAGTGCCCGCGCTGCAAGGGGCACGGGATCGTCCCCGACTGGACGAACTGGGACTCGTACCACGGCGAGCCGAAGCCGAAGCCATGCCCCGACTGCACCCCGAAGGAGCCCACCCCGTGATCCGCCAGTACGCGCTCGCCGTGTCCTACAGCGACGGCTCCGGCATCCTCCGCACCTTCGGCCCGTACCCGACCGAGGACGCAGCCAAGACCGCCGAACCGGGCCTGCGCGAGCTGTACGAGCCCGACAGCTTCGGCACATGGGCGGTCGTGCCGCTGTTCAGCGTCACCATCGCCCCGGCCACCGAGCACGCCGCCCCGAAGGGGGGCTGAAACCATGCGCCGCACCGCCCGCTGGCTTCACCGTCACGGCATCGCCCGCACCCTCAACAGTTGCAGCAGCAACTCACGGCCCGAGGTCACGTACCTCATGGAAGGCCGCCCCTGGACTCCACGCTGGCTCATCGTGTGGGCCGCGAACAAGAACTTCGCCCGGATGTACACCTCACGCGCGAGCCAGCTCTACGAAGTCGCGATGGACCGCACCCGGCGCTGGAGTCTGGAGTACCGGCCAACCGATCGCAGGGCCACCCGGTGAGGGCCTTCCCCTATTTCTCCCCCGGCGCCCCTCGTCGCGGCGACCCCCGCTGCAGCCTCATTCCGGCCCGCGCCGCGTCCATATGCGGCGCCCCCGCCACCTGGCACGTTGCCTGGCGGTTCGCCCCGGAGGCGGTCTTCTCCTTCGCCTGCGACGAACACATGGCCGCCATCCGGCGGGACTTCGCCTACGTCGACCGCCACCCCGCCGAGGTGGCGTGCGACATGCCCGGCACGGGCTGGCTCCTGGCAACGCCGTCCCGCTGCGAGCCCGTCACTACGGAGGACCCGGTGGTCGGCATCCGGATTGAGAACCCCGAGCCCGCACGGTGAGGGCCATCACCGCGGCGCTGGCGGTCTACTTCGTGTGGGCCGCCCTCGCCCATCCCGCGACCGAAAACCGCTATACCCGCCTCGGGCGTGCGACGATCGACACCCAGAAAGGAGGCCCGCCGTGACCGAGCCCGTCCGCAACAGCCAGGGCAACTTCATCCGCACACCCGGGCAAGTCGACCACGACGCCCATGCCGCCCAACTCCGCGGCCAGGGACTGTCGTACCGCGCCATCGCCGCCGAGCTCGGCGTGTCCGTCTCCAGCGCCCACCAAGCCGTCGCCCGCGCATTCCGCGACACCCTCACCGAACCCGCCGAGCAAGCCCGCGCCGTTCAGCGCGCCCGCCTCGAACGCGCCCACGAGGCCGCCATGGCCGTCCTTGAAGCCGAACACGTCGCGATCTCCGACACCAACGCCGCTGCCATCCATGAGCTGAACCTGCGCGCCATCGATCGCGTCGTGAAGGTCTCCGAGTCCCTGCGCCGCCTCGACGGCCTCGACCAGCCCGTCAAGGTCGACGCGACCATCACCGAGGTCACGCAGCAGGACGTGGAGCTACGGGAGATGGTCAACGAGTTCCGCGCCAGGAACAGCACCACCGAGCAGCAGCTCCGCGCGCGGCGGGAGGGCCCGGAGTGACTACCGCCGTTCAGGTGGCGCGGATCACCGACCCCTACGACGAGCGCGCCACCGCCGAGACCTTCGATCTCGCCGCATGGATCGACGCCATCGACCCACGGCTCCTCGACGGTTCCCCGCGCTACCGCGACGCCCGCATCGAGGCCACCCGGCTTGATCCGCTGCTCTTCGCTGTCCTGTACTGCCTGCGCCATCTCCGCGGACCGGACGGCTCCATCAGCTTCGCCGACGCCCACCTGGAATGGGTGCGCCATGTCCGCCAGTGGGCCGTCCCACCGACGGTCCCGATGGAGCAACGCGACGCACTCCTGGCGCCCCGCGACACGGGCAAGTCCACGTGGTGGCTGCTGCTGTTGCCCTTGTGGGCTGCGGCTCATGGCCACAAGCGATTCGCGGCGGTGTTCGCCGACTCGGGCCCCCAAGCCGAGATGCACCTGGCTACGTTCCGCCGCGAGACCGACGAGAACGAGGCGCTCCGCCGCGACTTTCCCGACCTGTGCACCGCTGGCCGGCGCCCCTCTGGCGCGGCGCAGTCGGACGCCAAGCACATGGTGATCCGCCGCAGTGGGTTCGTGTTCGCCGCGAAGGGCGTGGACGCGTCCAGCCTGGGCATGAAGGTCGGCGAGCGCCGCCCGGACCTGCTGTTGCTGGACGATGTGGAGCCGGACGAGTCGTCGTACTCGGCCTACCAGGCGGGGAAGCGGCTGACGACGCTGCGGGACGCGATCCTGCCGTTGAACATCTACGCCAGCGTCGTCCTGACCGGCACCGTTACCATGCCCGGGTCGATCACGCACCAGCTCGTGAAGCACGGCCGCGGCGAGCGCTCCGACAACAACGCGTGGGTGGGCGAGGACCGGTTCCGTGTCCACCATCACCTGCCGATCGTCGAGGCGGCAGGCGGGACGGAGCGGTCGATGTGGCCGCAGAAGTGGCCGCTCAGCTTCCTGCTTGCCATCCGGCACACCAGGTCGTTCCGGAAGAACTACCTGAACGACCCGATGGCGATGGACTCGGACTACTGGTCCGAGGCCGACTTCACCTACGGCACGTTCGCCACCGCCCGCACGTACCTGTCCGTGGACGGGGCGGTCACCGTCAAGAAGACCAGCGACTTCACCGGATTGTCCGTCGTCAGCTATGCCCCGCCCGTTGCTGCGCGGTCGGGTCGCCCGGCCTCGCCCGCGCGGTGTCTGGTGAAGTTTGCGCAGGCCGTGAAGCTCAAGGGGCGCCCGCTGCGGGAGCGTGTGTTGCAGATCCTGGAGTCGTTTCCGGAGGTCGGGGCGATCCTGGTGGAGGGGAACCAGGGGCAGGACCTGTGGGAGGACGTGTTCCACGGTCTGCCGGTGAAGGTGGTCATCTTCTCCAACTCGTTGCCGAAGGAGGTGCGGGCGGAGAAGCTGCTGAATCAGTACCAGCTGATCCCGTCGCGTGTGGTGCACGCGGAGCCGCTGCCCGCCCTGGAGGAGCAGATGGTGGCCTTCCCGAAGGCACCCAACGACGACCTCGTGGACTCGGTTGGCAACGCGGTGCTGCGGTTCCTGAAGCCTGCGCCGCGGAAGAAGGCGGCAGTCCGGTCAGTAAGCCCCCGCTAGCCAAGATCCGCGGCGGCATGAAAAGGCCCCCGCAGGCACGCCAATGCCTGTGGCCGGGGGCCAGAAAACTCCCGATCTATTCGAGCAGGAACAGCACAACGGCGACGCATGTGGGTCCATAGCCCGCGCCGCCGTCGAGGAGTTTCAAGGTGAATCCTACAGACGTACCCGCCTGCGCCACAAGCGGGCAGGCGCTCACTCTCCTTGCGTTCATTGGCTCCCTTGGCCGATCTGCGGCACCCTTGCGCGTAGATTGGTTCCATTGCCTTTGATTCACAGGTGCGGAGGGGTGTTCGATGGCAGGTACGGCGGACCTGGTCAGCGCCTACGCCGAGCTGTGCGCGGCGCGCCCGAAGTACGCGCGAGCCGAAGCGTTCTACGACGGCGACGTCGAGGAACTGTTCGCGTCCGACAAGGTCGCCAAGATGCTGGCCAAGTCCAATCTCAACGAGCTGGACAACATCAACTTCGCGCGGATCCCGGTGGACGCGGTCGCCAACAAGCTGCACATCACCTCCGTGTCCACAGGTGACGACGACGCCGACGCCGAGATCGAGGAACTGATCCGGCGCAACGAGCTGGAGGAGGAGGGCCCGGCGCTGCACGTGCGGGCCGGCTCTCAAGGTGACGCCTACCTGATGGTGTGGCCGGAGATGCAGCCCGGCGGGGACGGCGCCACGTCCGTGACCGGCGTGAACATGTTCGTCAACGGGGCGTCGACGGTGCGGGTCATCTACGACGAGGAGAACCCGCTCCGGAAGCGGTACGCGATCAAGGCGTGGACGGTGGGCTCGGGCAAGGAGCGGGTTGTCCGCGCGGACCTGTACTACCCGGACCGGATCGAGCGCTGGCTGTGGTCGGAGAGGGACAAGGACTGGGAGCCGTGGTCCGGCGACGGCCAAGATGCCGAGCTTCCGAACCCCTACGGCGAGGTCCCGTTCTTCCACTTCCGCACGACACGGCCCTACGGGCGCCCGGACCACTACGCGGCGTTCGGCCCGCAATCCCTCATCAACAAGATCGTCGTGTCGCATGCGGCGACCGTCGACTACCAGTCCTTGCCGCAGCGCTACGGGCTCATCGACCCGGCTGTGGACCAGTCGGGGCAGCAGTCCGACTTCGACCCGGACGACCCCGAGGACGCGGAAGCAGATCCCCAGTCACCGCTGAACCCCTCGCAGCTCCGCAACGACCCGGGCGAGTTGTGGATGCTTCAGGGCCTGAAGGGCGTGGGCCAGTTCGAGGCCGCGCAGCCCGACGTGTACCTCAAGCCGTTCGACCGGTACATCAAGGCGATGGCGCAGGTCACCGACACTCCGTTCACCCTGTTTGACTCCACCGGGGACGCCATCAGCGGTGAGGCGCGACGGGAGGCGAAAGCCCCACTGACGGCCAAGGTAGAGGCGCGGCAGCGCAGCTTCGGCGCAACGTGGGCTGCGGCTTACGCGTTCGCGCTGCGGCTCCTCGGATTCGACGACATGACCGTGAAGATCCAGTGGAAGCCCGCCGATCAGGTCACCACTGCCGAGGGTTGGGCCACCGTCCAGGCGAAGGTCGACGCGGGGGTGCCGCGCGAGCGGGCCCTCGTCGAAGCCGGATACCCGCCCGAGATCGTCAAGGCGTGGCTCGCCAACCTCGATGACGACGCCGAACTCAAGCGCCGCGTCGACCTCCTCACCTCCCTCGGCGCCGCCGTGCAATCCCTCGGAACCGGCGTACAGCTCGGCTCCGTCACCGCCGAACAGGTCGCCGTCCTCCTCGACACCATGCTCGGGGCCGCCGCGAACCTCGGGCAGCCGGAGCTCACCGCGTGACCGCGCAGCAACTCGCCGACCTCGTCCAGGAGCAGCAGGCCGTCGAAGCCGCAGCGCTGGAGGAGCAGGTCACGGCCGAAGCGGAAGGTGACACCGAAGAGGCACTGGCCGCGGTGCTCGCGGGCGCGCTCGCCGGATGGGTGGCCACATTCGGGGCGCTCGGCGCAGCCGGGACCGGCACCACTCTGGCCGCGTACCTCGCGCGGGTCCGACGAGATGCCGGACGGGCCGTGCAGGGGCTGGACAGTCGTGCGCCGCTGGCTATCGCCCGCGCCCTGGAAGACGCGGCGGCGATGGGCGCCCGGCATGCGGCGGCCTTCGCCGCGCGGGCCGGCGCCACCAACGTGCCGGTGCCCGGGGCGAACGTGTCGCGGGATGCGTTGGCGGCGGCGCGGGCCGTGGCAGACACGGTGCGGGCGCAGCTCAGGCTGTCGGAGGCCCTGCTGTCGCCACGTTCGGTGTCGGGGTCCGGCTGGCGGGGTGTGGTGACAAGCTTGGCGGCGGCCCGGCGCGCCGTGTCGCTGGTGCGGTCTGCGGCGGCGTGGGCGGTCCACCGGGCGATCAGCGACGGGGCGGCGCAGGCGATCGAGGCGATCGGGGCACGCCAGTTGTGGGTGGCCGAGCGGGACGCGTGCGTGAACTGTCTCGCCTACTCCGGGCGGCTCTCCGACCGCGACGGCCGCTGGCCGGGCGGCCTGTCTTTCGACC